ATCTGCACTTTGACCACTGGCGGCGGGTTTGGCACAGATTTGCACCCGGTTATTGCGGGAATAATTCCGAGCAAGAGCAAGATCGCCAGCAAGGCGGGTTTCGTGTTCATGGGTGTTGTCCTTTGCGATTGTCGTGCCGGTGGCCTTGGCTTTGTCAGCGGCGGCTGAGAGCCTCTCCAGCGATGCCAGACGCTCCCCGGCGATGTTATGCCACTTGTGCGCCTGTCCGCGCTGATAGGCTCCCCAGCAGGCCAGAATGACGCACCCGGCGATAAGCATGTGAACCACCGACGCGGTCAGCCACGCGAAGGCCTTGCCGAACAGCGCGCGGATGAAATTTATTGCGATCATCCACGGCATGGGGTAGCCTCCCTTATCACAATTAGACCCAAGCTACAGGAGGCCGTCATGCATCCGGGGCCAAAGACCCCATAATCCCCACGGGGAACTACCCACGTCATGCCCCGTCGTCCCCGTCGCTGCCGTCTTTTGGATTCGTCACCCCTTCGATGGTTTTCTTTTCGCCCGGTGCCAGCGATATGTTCGGCAGGATCGGCGCGGAATTGGCCGCCGCTAGATCGAGCGCCTTGCTGGTGTTTTCGCGCTGCTGACTGCTGCCATTCGAGCTGCCGAGGTAATAGCCCCACGCACCGGCAAAGGCGGCAATCAGCGCGCCGTTCATCGTGTCCGATGGGTTGCAGATGTACGCCGCCGCAAAGCCGAGGATGATGGTGTAGGCGATGACGAATTTCGGGTCGCGGAATGTCACTTGTCCGCACTCCCATAAAGCGATGCCTCTTTCGCCCGCCGCACGACAAGCCCCGGCAACGGCACGCCCTTCGCAAAGCGCCACCGCTTGAACTGCCCTTGCGCCCCGGCATAGTCGCCCGCGTTGTGCATCTTGCGCAGCGTCGAGACGCGCAGCTTATCCAGCCCGAGGTTGAACGCGAACGAGACAAGGCTGGCAAACTGGTTATCCGTCGTCACAGGGCAGAGTTGCGCCACGCCCACTTCGAACTTGCGCAGATCGTTGGCGAGCAATTCCGCCGCCCGGTCGCGCGTGATCGTCATGCCAAGCTTTACGTCTGGCCCGGTATGGCCAACACCGATTGTCTTGATTCCCGCTGGACAAATGTATGTCCGCAGCTTGCAGCCTTCCGCGTCCTTGATCAGATCCACGCCCGCCTGGTTAGTTTGCTTCATGGAAACGCCCTCCCGACAGCCGCCGCAATAACCTTGACGCCCACCACAATCGCCGCCACCGCCGCCGCAATCGCGCCCGCCCACTTGACCAACCGCGCCCCGGTCTGGATCGCCTTCGACGCGCCGATCAGGTCTTTGATGATGCCGATGTCCTCAAACACGGGCTTGATGTCTTGGCGTATCGCGGTTTGCCCTTCATGCAGGTCTGACAGCGCCTTGCCGATGTCTTTCAACGTCGATTCCAGCGATGCGAACCGGCCATCCCCCGTGTCGAGGCGTTTATCCATGCCCCGGATTTCCAACATGATTTCTTCATGCGTCACCCCGTGGCCCCCCGGTTGGATTGCGGGCCTCATTTCCGGCCCTTCCGATACCTGCGATACAATCCCACCGCGATGTCAGGCCAGAACAGCGCGGAGAGGGTGGCTAGGGCGAAAAGGCGGGTCATGCCTTTTCGACCCGGACCTTGACCGTCGTTGACGCCAGATCAATCGCCCCCGCCGTGTTGTTATCCAGCCAGATCGTGACCGTGTTCGCCGCCGTGACTTGCGCGGTCGGGATAAGTCCCGCCGTCGAAACCCCGAACGAAACCGCCGTCACCAGATCGCCCACTACCGCGCCAGTGACGGTAACGGTCGTGCTGGTCTGCCCGCCCGCCGCAACGCTTGGCGCGTTATAGGTGGCTGAGCCGTTTAGTTTCAGGCCGATGGGATTGATTAGCCAGTTTGTGCCGCTGTACGTGGCGCTGAATTGCATCGGTTCGGTGAATGGGCCGAACACCGCCGTTGCGCCGCCGTTGACCGTGTATCCGCTGCCCGCCGCGAATGTCACCGAGGTACAGCCGCCGCCCGATGTTGCGTCCCGGCACGTCACCAGCCCCGCGTCCATCAGGAATAGCCGCGCAAGGTCTGCCGATGGGTTTACCAAATTCAGGGTTAGCGCCGCGCCGATGTATTGCCGGTCTGCCCGGACCTTGTTGAAATCGAGTTCAACGGTTGTCCCGGCGCGCTTCTGGGCCAGATATGCGCCGCCCTCGTCCGATCCGATGGACACCCCCGCAAAGGCTTGGCTTCCGAGCGTGAATGCACCGTCGCGCACCGCCGCGCCGCTTTCAACCTTGGCCCAGTCAATCGGCGAGGCGCTATCAATGACGATATTCGCCGCGCTGGCGCTGTTCAGGCGAATGTCCTTGGTCGTGCCTTCGCAGTACAGCCGCCCGATCGACGCGCCAAGAATGGTGGATGATGGGTCACGCCCGATGCGCAAGGCCACGCCGCTGCCTTCGCAATGGACCGTGCCGTAAGTGCCGCCGTAGAGGCATTGCAGGTCCAGCGCGCCGCCGCAAATCTGCGCGCCCAAACTGCCAATGTTGATCAGGTTGGCATCGGTCCCGCGCGCACAGAACGCCGCGCCGAAATAGTATTCGATGTCGCCCGCCGTCACGCCGCCTTCGATCCACGGATAGACCGAAATGGTTGACGCGCCCCGGTTCACTTCCATGATCGTGTAGAGGATGCCCGTCCCGCCGATGCGAATTTCGGTGCAGCGCTGGTTGCCGTCCATGTAGACCGGGTGCAGCGCCGCGACGGTCAGGGTGGAGCGTTGGTCAAAACTGTTGGCCGAACCGCTATCCGACCGCGCGGAGAATGTCGTCCGCTGCCCGCGTACCGCATCGCCATCACGCGGGCCGGAACCGACGCGCGAGGCCGCGACATGGCCGAACGTGGACAGGTTGTCGTTGGTGCCTGAGCCGCCCGTCTCGACGCCGTAGATCGCGAAGCCGCTGGTATGGATAAAATCCACGTCCATATGGCCGCAGCTTTCATAATACAGCCCGACGTTGATGGTGCGGGTTGACCACGGGTCGCCGCCGCCGTCGACCTTGCCCATCAGGTGCAGGTTGCCGACAAATTTAAGGTGCGGGGCCTTCTTGATCTCCATCAGGTGATCCATTGTCCCGTCGCCGCGAATGCGCGCATGGCAATAGATCGTCGAGGTGTAGAGCTTGTCGGTGGTATAGCCGCCGTCGCCATAGTTGAAGTCGTAAGCGATGGGGATGGTCGTGCGGTAGTTGCCGGTCAACGCCGCGAACGGCACCTTGTTTTCCGCGATATAGGCCAGCCATTCGTTCAGCGCCGCGCCGTCGTCTGCCACTTCATCGCCCACCGCGCCGAACTGTTCGGGGGTGACAAATCCAGTCACCCCGCCGCTGCTGCTGCTGTTCACCGGGTCGATGTCGTATTGGCCGAGCGTGGCCCCGGCTGCGGTTTTCAGGATGGCGCGGTAAATCACGCTGTCGTCAAGATAGGCAGGCGCAAACCAGCCCGCGCTATCGGCGGTGATGCTGCTGCCAAGCGATGCCCCGCTGGCGTCATTAACCGCCGCCGCCGTCGTTGTCCCGGTCAGGTAAAACCACCACTTCGCGCCCGAAAGCGGGTTGCCGTTGTTGTCGGTCGCCTGCGTCAATCCGGGGGTAAATAGTGACATGCGCGGTTCCAATAAAAAAAGGGGCGCGAAGCCCCTGGGTGTGTTACGTTTTGGCGGTGAAAGTCTGGCAACTTGCGGCCCTGCTATGGGCCATTATGGCGTTTGTGCGCCCGCTATGGCTGCGGCGGGGGTTGATCCTGCTGTTGCTGCTGACTGCCGGGATCGGCGGCTAGGCTGGCGGTCGTGTTCTGATTGGCGGCTTTCAGGAATGTGTTTTCCAGATGGCGCTGCAATACGCCAATTTCCGAAGCCACCCATGCCGGTTCGTTTTTGGCAATCGCGCCAAGGTGGCTGATCGTACTCCTGACCGCGCCGGGGCTGGCCGTCTTGGGCATTCGCACCAGCGCGCGCGCCACGCGGGGGGACGAAAGCAATACGCCCATCGAGAATTCACCACCCGCAATCGCCGCTGTCAGCAAGGGCGCGGCAAGCATCCCGGAAGCATGAGCTGCGGCATTTACCCCCAAACTGGTGTTGCTGGTGTTGGCGTATTGCCCCGCGCGTTTCATGCCGTCCATTGCCACGGCAATATCATTCATGTCGGCGCGGTGTTTCGCATCCGGCAGAAGGAAGGATTTGGCCCGGTTGGACATTTTGTTCCATTGGGTGCCAAATTCAGCGGGCGAGAATTCCAGCCCGTCCGCGTTCTGCCGACCGGGCGAGGATTGGCCCATGCGCGAGAACACCGTCGCGCGAACTGTTCCAGCCTCATCGGCAGGCATCGAGCGCAGGGCGCGGGCCAAGCTGCGGGAATCGCCGCTGCCCTTAGCTGCCCAGCGGTTGATTTGCTGGAAAGCCGCCTCGCCACCCTTCTGCATATCCGAGCCGAGAACACCCGAAAGGACGTTATCAATACGATCCGACCGGCCCCTGAAATACTGGGTAGCGCGGCGAAATTCTGTCAGTGCGCGTGGCCCTGCTGCGGTGGCAGTGACCTCCATATCGGACGAGAGCGCGCCGTAGAACTTGCGTAGCGCGGCGGTGGTGTGGCCATCCGCCGACAGTCCCGGTTGGCCGACGATCTTGCCGACGATGGATCGCAGCCGCTTCATGTCATCCCACGAAACCGACCCGTCTTCTATGGGTTTGGCGTGGGCATCAAGAAGTGAGGATTTGTCCGCCATTGCTTTGGATAAACCCCCTTCCGCGTTAGATACCGCCACTCTGGCCTCACGAACAGCGGACGGGGACAGTTCAGGAAGCCGCAAGCCTTTTGCATGGGCTACGCTGAATACCCTATCTAGATCGGCCTTTGCACCCTGTAGCCCCTGTTGCGCCGCCACTACTGCATCATCAGCCTTGCTCGCCGCCGCCGCGCGGCTTGCCTCTGTCTCAAGCGGCATGAGAGCGTTAAGCGTGGCCTTCAGTTTGGCGTTGCCCGTCCATATCCGCGACAGGCGCGGGTTACTTTCCAGACCTTTGGTCAACTCAGCGAGCGCCGTCCTGGTGTTGCCCGTCTGTGCGGAAGCGGTTGCGGGAACAGATATGGTTTCATACAGTTGCTCTGCCCGGGCTTCCGAATTCCGAATGAACGCCTTCGCGCCGCGCTGTGCCGCTTGTCCTGCGCCTACCTCATCAGTGACCCGGCCAATCGACCCCGCCACGCGATCACGCGCATTCGCAGCCGACGCCACAGCTTTGCGCGCGCCCTCAGCCATCGGGATTTCGCCCAACGTTCTGCGGACAATGCCAGACGCCATGCGCGTTCCGGTGCCGCCAACATCAGCGGGCATCATCGTAATATCCTGACGCGCAGCGGCTTGCCCAGCGGCTTGGCGCGCTTGTTTGGGGGTTTGCTTGGCCACCTGCGACAGGGCATTGCGCGGCATTGGCGGGGTAGGCGGTGCGCCGAGTATGGTACGGATTGCAGCCGGGGCTTTGGACGCCGCCGAGGCAAGGCCTGCGCCCGCGATCATACCTGCGCCGAACCGCGCCACCTTGCCCGCCGTGTCGGTTGGTTCAGGCGCAATCTTGGTCCCGATGTTACCGATCTTGGCTGGGGCCGACCATGCCTTGTCTGCCATTTGAGCGCCGCGATGCAGACTATCCGCCGCGCCGTCCGCGCCTATGGCCCGAAGCCCTGCGCCGCCAACAGCATCAACGCCCTGCGCACCATACCGCATAGCACCAGCCATAGCGTCAGTCGCCGCATCAGGGACCGCCGCTGCGAATTCTACCGCCCCCGCCGCCGCGTTCTTGGTCGATTGCCATAGGTTCTCGCCCCATGATTTGGGCTTGGTAGCGGGTTTTGCCGCGCCTTGCAGATGCGACTTTACCGCCTTGTCCATAACCGCGTCGGGCGTGTTGTCTGGAAATTCCAGAATATCGCCGTTGGGGAGTTGTGCGCGCTTGCTCATTTAATGCGGTTCCCTTGCGCGTCGTAATGGATCACATTGCCGGTCGGTGCGGCGCGTTGAGGCTTTGCGCCTTGCGGAGCGCCTTGGCGTGGCAACGCTGCCCCCCGGTTTTTGTATGATTGCAGGTCGGCCTCGATCTGATCCAGCGAGGCCAGGAACTCATCCTCCGGCGCGGACGGGTCAAGAACGCCAATCGCGTCGGTCAGTTTCTGGCCTTCCGCATTCGATAGCGCGCCCATGCCTTTCATGCTCTGCACCATCGGCAAGAACACCTGCGCCTTGAGCGTATTCAGCCGCGCCCGGAAACCCGCCGCGCGCGAACCGGGAACGACATAGCCCGCGATATTGCCGTCAAGCGGGTTGATCGACGGCATACCTACGCCCGCGTTGAAACCGGGGTGTTTGCGCAATGTCTTGATGCTGCCCAAAGCCCGGTCGAATGCGTCCATCGCGCTTTGCGAATAGGCTTGGCCCGTCGCCTCACCTTCTGGCTTCTTGGTGCCGTCGGGATTGTGCGAGGCGTTCCATTCCAGTTCCTGACGGCGCGCGGCTTTCTGCTGCAATTGCTGGTCGTTGTTTGCCCGCGCCTCAGCCGCCGCCTTGTTTGGATCAGGCGTCCCGGCGATGAACGCGGGCGGGCCGGAACGAGCGGGCGCTTGCTGGCCGTATTTTTCCCAAGGTCCAGACATATTTATCCCCGTGGCTCAATGTGGATATGGTCGCCCTCGTTGATGACATCGAGGCCGGGATTAAGGCGCTTCAACTGCGCGTGATAGGCTGCCATCGACATGCCGCGCGGTGGAACGCTATCGACCGCCAGAGGCTTCCCATCAGGTCCGCGCCGGGTATGGTAGCTGTTCGCCGCGCCGCCGACTTCGCGGTTATGCGCCGGGCTGCGGTAGGTGGACGTAATGCCCGCCTGATTGATGCCGCTAGGGTTGAAAGGTGGCCACAGGGCTGGCCTGTGGTCCTCCCTGTCCTGCGGGTTCCCATGCGTTAGGATCGCCCGGATTGCCGCCCTTGAAGCGATAGCCGCCTTCGACATGCCCCGGCTGCGGTCCGCCTGCGGGTGCAAAGTCCTGCGGTTGTCCGCCCTGCTGCATCGGTTGGCCAAACTGGAACCCTGCCAGCCCGCGTTCGCCAACCGGCGTGTATTTGGGCTGCGCGAATTGTTCGAACTGGTCAAGCTGCCCCGTCATGGCGAGCGCGCTCATCAGGATTTGCTTGGGCGGTTGGTTCATGTCGATGCCAGTCAGGTCCATGCCCTGCGCGTGAAGCCCTTGCACCGCCTGTTGCAGCGCCGCGCCCTGTTCCGCTTCGGGCAGTTGCAGTATCTGGAACGCGGTCTGGCCAATAGCCTTCATCGTCGTATCAACGTGCTTCTTCTGCTCTTCGCCCAACTTCTGATATTCGCCGTGGTTGACATAGGCGAGTTGCTGGCGTGCCGCTTGGCGCTTGGCGGGATCGGGATTAACCAGCGCATCGCCGATCAATTGGTTTTCCGCCGCGCCCTGCTGCTGCTTCTGTTGCGCCTGCTTTTGCTCAATGACGAACTTTGGTTCAAACCCCGCCAGCCCGTTCAAGGTCGCATCGTTCGGATTCTGCGCATAGGCGGTCATGGCGTTCTGGCCGTCCTGCACCTTGCGTTCAGCGCGGCCCTTGTCGAATGCGGCGAGCGCATTGCCGCCGATGTCGGGATTCTGGAACCAACCGGGGTCAATAGGCATTATACTTTACCTCCGAAAATACCCGCGCCGATGGTGCTGAGGCTGTTAACTAGCGACTTACTGTTATTGCCCTGCGCCGCCGCAATAGCCGCTTGGTTCTGACCTTGGTTGGTGTAAATGCTGGCAAGGCTGTTCGCCGCATTACCGCTAACGCCAGCCTGCGCCTGCGCTGCGGTGAGGCCAAGCGACTGCTGGTTACCCAATGCCCCGATGTATTCGCCGCGATAGCCCTGTTGCAGGTTCTGGCGGTAATCTTCCAAGCCCTTCATGGCCGCGCCGGATTGCAACGTTCCTGCACCCGCGTAACCAGAATTGACCTTGTTCGCGCCCTGTCCGAACTGGAAGCCGTAGTCCGAATTGGCGATGTAGTTCTTGAATCCGTCCGCCGCGTTGACGGGTTGTGTGGTAGGTTGGGCCACCTGCTGTGTCGGCATGGCGTTCTGCTGATAGTTGGCCATGAACTGCGATGGATCAAAGCCGAAGCCCTGCGCCATCATCGACGCGAAGCCACCTTGCCCGCCGTACTGCGATAGCGCATTAGCCTGTTGCGCGGGCGCTGCGGGTGCCTGTGTCGGCTGCAATCCAAGGAACGAGTTGATCGTCTGGTTAGCCGCCAATCCCGACTGCTGCCACGGCTGCAACGCTGCGGCGGAAAGGTCGTAATTGCGTTGGACGACTTCCGCGCTCTTGTCGGCTGCTGCGGTTGTCGCTGCTGCGGCCTTGCTGGCCGAACTGCTGCCGATAGCCGATGATGCAACCGCACCGACTGCCGCAACTGCCGCCCCTGCTACTAATCCCATGTCAAACTCCAGTCAGTTGCAGGCGCATAACATGCCCGTGGTCTTGCGCGCCCAAGCGCCGATACATCGTGGCAAGGCGCGGGCCAGAGCCACGTTGCCCGGCTTCAAAAATCAGATCGTCAACGCCACGCTTTTTCAGTGCCGCAATCGCCGCGCGCTGCAATTTCATGCCGAGACCGGGAAATTCAGGGGCCGCGTAAAAGGTCGTGTTCGTTGCCGAAGTCACGCTTGCCGAGGCCAGCGACGGGGTTATCAGCGTCATCAGGTAGCCAAACATCCGGCCATTACAGCGCGCCGTCATGATCTGCATCGCGCCGACTTCGTAAATCCGGCGCATCAGCGGTAAATTCTTGCCCTGCCACCCCCCCGGAGCCTCGCCCACCAGCACAAGGTGGTCGTCAAACAGCGCCTTGGCGTCGTTAACCCATGTGTCGAAGGTTTCCGTCTGGAAGGTTATCCCATCGGGTGAAACCGGATCTTTGACCGCCATCGCGGCAAGGCATTGATGCTTGGCAATCGCGCCCAACTTATCGAGCGCGGGCTGGTTCGCGGCGAAATAGCGCATCATCGCCCGCATGTCACATTGCACGTTGACCGCATTCCACCGCGCCCAATGCTCGTGATCGTGGTCATAGGGCAGACAGTATTCGAACACCGCCCTGCAGGTTTCCTCTTGCACAAGGTCGGCATAATCAACAGTCAGGCAATCCAACCTTGCCGCGATCTGGGCCAGTTTGCGGTCCAGTGCGGTCATGTTCGTTTCGAGTGCCGCCCGGTCGAAGGCCACCCCGTCGAGCCGCATCAGACTGTCGACCACTTCGCCCACCGGACGCCGCACCACCACCACCTTGGCGTCGGGTGCGAACCGATCCAGCAAGCGCCAATATGGCGCCGCCGCCGTTTCCGCCGTACCGATGCACTCTTGCGAGAACCACGCCGTCACGTCGTCCAGACTGCGCATGTGGCGCAATTCTTCATGCCCGCAGCACCAGTCGCCATAGGTCAGGAACTTCGCCAGCCATGCCGTGCGCGAACGTGGCAGGCCAAGGATGATGAACGGCGCGATCATCCAATCACCCGCGCGCGGACATAGCACTTGGAAATATCGGTGGTATTGACCGCAATCGTGTACGTCATCACAGGGGTGAACGTCACCGGCGTCGAATGGATCGCGCTCGCCGCCGTGGGCAGACGGAACGCCTCGCACTCGGCATAGACATTGGCCTGTGTCGCATCGCGGCAATTGACGATCAGGCGTGAGAACTGCAACCCGGCGTAAACATTGGTCGCGCTGGCCCCGGTCGCTGCCAGCGATGTCGCCGCGCCGCCGTTGTAGCGGTACAGCACGATATTGCCGTCTGATTGATCGGTGACGTAAAACGCATTTGACCCGTCCCCGGCAAAGAGCGCGCTGCCCGCCGCCGATGTCTGGCACAGCAGGGCTTCGACTTCCAACCGCTGCCCCGCCGCCACCGCAAAGGTCTGCGCGGAATCGTACACCGTCACGCCGTAATGCGTCGTCGAACTGGTGAACGTGCATGGCGTCCACGATGGCCCGACATCGCCGCCCGTTGACGTGGTGGCATAGCGCCCATCGCCATCGGCGCGGGTGAGAACACTCGTTGACGCAGCCACCCCCATCGCGCGCTTGGTGAACGTGTCCACGCCGGTTTGCTCCACCAGCCCCGCTACGGCGTCCAATCCGGCCAAGGCGGTCAAGGTAGCGTCAATAGGCTGCAACGTGCTGAGATCGCCGGTTATGGCGATAATATCGGCCTGCGCGGAGGCAAGGTCGGCCTGTGAGGCTGCGAGGTCAGCCTGTGTCGCGGCCAAATCGGCTTGTGTCGTCGCCAGATCCGCGATCACGCCATCTTGCGCGGTTTCCTGCGCCTCGATCTTGGTCACCACCGACTGCCACCATGCCTGAAACGCCTGGAGGGGAATGCCCAGTTTGTCAGTGATGGCGATGCCGCGCGGCAGGCGGGGGAGGCGGATGGCCATATCCTATCTCCCGCCGAACTTTTCGTTAACCAAGACATCCGAGACGCGAAACCCAACGGGATCAGTCACGCGCCATTCCGCCATCAAGCCCGGTGCCGAGGCCATGCCGCACCCGGGCCATTGCACCCGCTTCCGATATTCGCCCTGCTCGCCCATCGTCCGGGTTTTCCACGGTCCCCATGTCTTGCCGCCATTGCGCGACAGCCGCATTTCAATGCGCGGATCGGCATACTCGCCGGATAAATAGGGGGTGTTTCCGGGATTTGTCCTGAGCGTGACATTGTTGACCGTCACCCCGCCCGCATTGAGCGCGAAACCGCCGCGAAACCGCCGCTCCAGCGTTAAGCCGTCGTCGGTATAATCCGCGCCCCATGTCAGCGTCTTGCCGTCCACCGCCGAGCCGAACACCCCGCCCGAATAGCATTGCGCCGCAAAGCCGGTGCCGCCGTACGACTGGAACCGCGTCCACATGCGGTTATTGCGCCCGAACACCCATTTTCCCGCGTCGATTGTCAGCGCGAGGAATTCCTGCGCTTCATGCGTGAAGGCCCACAACCGGCAAGTAGCCGATGCGGTAATCTTTTCCTCAAGCCCGCCATTGGAAACCCGCCTCGGTGC